TTGTGCTTTCATCATATTCAGTTTTTTATTATCATTATTTACTAGATGGATATGCAAGTGGTAAATTTATTGTTAATCAATATACCGTGGTAATTTTAGACGCGAACTACGCAATGACTTTATTATTACTTTCGGCAGCTTTATTAATGTTTGGAGTGATTACTATACAAGCCCTTGTAAATCTATTACGTGGAAATAAGAGCAACACAAACGTAATTATACAAGAAAAGACCGAAAATAAAACGACCGAAACAACCGAAAAAAATGAAGCGTAAATGAGTTTAGCGGGTAACCTTTGGAATTATCTATTTGGAAACGGTGGGGGAACAGTACCCATGACCGGCCCACGTGACGACGGAAATGGCGGTTTGTTTTGGCCTTTAGGCTCAGAAGTGAGCAGCGTTCTTTCTCTTAAAGATTTTAGCAGTATCGAAAATGCTTACTATAAATGCGGATCACTTCAAACCACAATGTTAGATAAAGCGCAATGTGCTATTAATGCGATTACCACGCTTCAAACCTTAGACGGAAAAGAGGCTACAAGTTCACAGGCTAAAGCTATTTTAAAGAAAATGGCTCGACCTAACTACTCACAAAGTTATCCGTTATTCAGAGCGCAAAGTAAAACATGGTGTCAATTATACGGGTGGCATTTGGTATGGTACAAGCCCAACGGATTAAAAGGGGAGTTTCAAAATATATGGAATTTACACCCCGTTAAAACTCAAGTAACATTTAGCCTTAACTCTTATTTCGATGGTAATAACATGATGGATTGCATTGTTTCAATAAAATATTATTGGTACGGCAACTTAATTGATATTCCAAAAGAAGAAGTGAGGTTTGTAGAAGATACAACGGATACTTATTCCGGTGCAACGGCTACCATAAACCAACACCCAACCCTACCTACTTCGCGCTTTATGGGGCAAAATTTTGTTTTGAGTAATAACATAGCCGCGATGGATTCACGGAATTCAATGATTACCACACGTGGCGCACAGGGTTTTATTTCACCAAATCAAAAAGATGCAGCAAGCGCAATACTATTACTACCAAATGAGATTGAAGATTTAGAGCGTAAAATGGCGGGTGGTTATGGTATTGGTTCAAATCAAAGTAAATATTGGTTTAGCCCTAAAGGTATAAAGTACCAAGCGACAAATATGAGTACCCGCGAACTTATGCTATTTGACGAAACAACAGACACGAAAATAAGCATCGCGGCCTCTTTAGGCTGGCCTCGTGAATTATTGGGATTGATGGAGGGTTCGACCTATGCAAACCAAAGAGAAGCCGAAAAGGGAGCATACCAGCGTACAATTATACCGGAGGATAAAAGCGAAGTACCACAATTATGGGCCGGTTGGAATTTGGAAAGTTTAGGGTTAAAAGTAGTAACCGATTTTAGTCATTTAGAAATCCTAAAAGAAGATGAACAAGCCTTTCAAAACACCGCTAAAACCTATATTGAGAATATCAAAGCGATTCAATCAATGAATTGTGAGTACGAAAAGAAAATAAAAATTGCAGTCACAACCTTACAGATCAGCGAACAGGAAGCCAAAGAATTAATAAGCACAAAGGAAAATGAACCAACAGGAAGCACAACCACAACAGAACCCCAAGCCTAAATTAACGGCGGAACAGATAAAGGAATTGAAAAAACGTGAGGCATTAAAAGAAAAGCAAGCCCACGAAGGCACAACCATAAGAAAAGATGTTTAAGTGTATCTATTTTCCCGATAAAGAGATTGCCACTAAGGAGGCAATGTTTAAGCATTTGCGCGAAAATGAGAAATCAATTATCGCTATAAAAAAGGCTTCGATTCAAAAGAGTTGCGAGAAGGGAGGCATTGATTCTGTTTTGTTTTTGGATAAAGAAGTTTCAGCATCAAAAGGAATTCATTTAAAGGACGGATATATTTACCCGGTTATAAACACTACTCTTTACCGTGATAGTCATAAGGACGTACACTTAAACGGTATTTGGAATAAGTCACTAAAAGAGCAGAACGGCAAAATGTACTATGTTCTAAATCACAAATTAGAAATAGGGCAAATTATAAGTTGGCCTCAAGATGTTAATGTGTTGGTTAAGTCAGTCCCGTGGAGTTTCTTAGGTAAAGATTATGAAGGTAATACAGAGGCTTTAATGTTTGAGATTGAAAAATCAAATATTAAAAATGCAGTAGCGAAGGAAATTATAGACGAAAAAAGACCCGTGCAAGGTTCTATTTCAATGCAGTATATAAATGTTTTTTTGGCAATGAATAGCAAAGCCAAAGGGGACGAGGTTTATTTACAACGCTATAATGACTATATAAATAGCATAGCCAACAAAGAAGAAGTTGAAGAAGAAGGATATTTTTATGGAGTTGGTGAGGCTGCAATGAGAAATGAAGGGAGTATGGTTGTAAGGGGTTCAAATCCTATAACACCAATAAAAGAAAAAACAGAAGCCGGTGAGTCCACTTCTGAAAAACAAGTTCAAATTGAGCCGTCAGATGACACTCATAAATTTATTCACAGACGTTTAATTTAAAAAAATCAAAATGGCATTTACCAAAAAAACTTCCGCCCAAATTAAGGCGATGAGTGATGCAGAATTTGACACCTACACGGCCGAAAAAGAAGCACACGATTTACAAGTTTCAGAAAATCGCATAAAAGAAGCGATTGAAACACAAATGAAAACCGTTGTACCTACAATGGTAACCGAAGCAACCAAAGATTTAACTTCTGAGGTTGAAACTTTAAAAGGCAATAACACCACTTTAGCAAATGAGGTGACAAAGTTAAAGGGCGACAAAAGTAAAACTGAAAAGTTAGACCCTTATGCCGCTATTAAACAAGAAGATATTGATAAATTCAATGCCGACTTGAACAATGATAAGGCGAGTATGAATTTCACTATTAAGGCCGCCGGCACAATGTTAGTAAGCACTAATATTTCGGGTAACACTAATTTCAATTTGATTTTGGAAGAAGGCCAACCCGCCGCCGTACCTATTCCGCCGCCGTTAATGGTGCAAATCGCTGATGTGCGTATGATTAAGAACCCAGGCAAAGGTGCAGTTCCTACTGTTGGGTGGATTAATAAAACTAACTTAGATGGTACTGCTGGAATCACTGCTGAAGGTGCGTTAAAACCACTTTTAGACTTTGATTTAGTTGGTGAAACTATGCCGGTTAAAGAAATCGCAGCCCGTGAAAATGTTGGAAAGTATATGCTTAGAGATTATTCTCAAATGCAAGAAACTATCAATATTGACCTTCGTACGCAAATGGATAAAGCTGCGGATTTGCAATATTTAACCGGTGCGGGTACAACCGAAATGACGGGTTTATTAACTTATGCTTCTGCATATACTGATACCTCGTTAGATGGTGATATTCCGGATGCTGGCGTGTTGGATGCTATCTTGGCCGCCGCTTTGCAAATTGAATTAGTAGGATGGACAGGAACTTTAACCGCCGTGGTTAATCCGGTTACTTACACCCAAATTTACGGTTACAAATCATTGAAACACCGTGAAACAGGATTGGTAATTGTTTCAGAACGTGGAGGAGTATTGTACGTAAACAATATTAAAATTATGAAATCTTTGAAAATTACCGCTGGATACCTTTTGGTTGGTGACTTCTCAAAATCTCATATCCGTATTGTAGATGATGTGGAAATTATGGTAGGATACGGTGCTTCGACTGATGACTTCAACAAGAACTTATTAACCGTTCGCGGTGATATGAGAGCTTGCCACTTTGTGAAAAGTGTTGAAACCTCAGCATTTGTGTACGATACTATTCAAAACATTATTGACGCAATCCAAGAGGCTTAATTTTTAACCATTTAATTTAATTTCATACAATGAAAAAGTTTTTAAGTATTTTGATTATGACCTTATGCTTTCTATCGGTAAAAGCACAAACCGCAATGACTCCCGCGAGTGGGAGCGTTGATAGCTCGGCGACTGAATACATCACGGCAACAATCGGAGGTGGATTTGGTCAACTTATGATCCAACCCGTTATTACCAAAGTAGCGAATACGGGTAGCACGGTTGCAGGATATTGCCTACTGCAAGGTTCTTTAGATGGAACTAATTGGGTAAACGTTCCAACGTGGAAACGAATACCAGTTAATGGTTATGGTAGTGCAACACCTTTCAGTATTTACGAGGCGGACACCTTTACTTTAACCAATGTAACCACGGCACAAACTAAGGTATGGCAAGTAGGAGGATATACAGAAGAATGTAGCCCCTTTTACTTTTACCGTATTGCAGTAGTTATGACCACAACCAAAGTAACCGCGACAGGAGTTTACATTTTAAGGAAACGTATTTAAAACCAATTTAACACAAATATTTTTATGGCAGCTAAACCTTTCAAGAACGCAAAAAATGACAAAGGGCAACCAATCGACAGTGAAGGAAATAGAATTATTGATCTTCGCGACCGTGCCGATTACTATGTTACCTCCGCACACCCAAACGCGAAAGCGCACGGGGGAGTAGGTAAGAAAATCCAATTAAGCCCACACACACACGGGCCTAGAATGGTAAAAAAGGGATGGGTAAGTTTAGAACCGGAAAAAACCAAATCCAAAGCAGAAAAAGCGTAAATGAGATTTATTGACACTACTTATTTCGGTAACGGGCTACCTACTTATATTTCAAATATAGACCTATCAACTGGCAATATCAGTAACAAAACCGCTTTTGAAGCCTTTATAGGTGACAAAGAGGTGGAGTGGATGGAGGCTTATTTTGGATATGAGTTGGCGAAAATTATAATCGCGGCTTATGATGCTTCGATTGCAGTTTCGCCGACCCCGTTACCGACTAAGTATGCCAATATAATCACAGGTGCAGAGTTCACGGATTCACAGGGTAATTTGCAAAAGTGGGGAGGTCTTACACGTGCTACCAAAGTTTCACCTTTAGCGGGTTACGTTTACTTTCTTTGGAGAAGGCAAAATGTAACAAGCACAAACCAACAGGGCGAAGTTTCAAACCAAATTGAAAACAGTATTACAGAAGGGCCGGTAAACAAACAGGCGCAAAATTGGAATGACCAAATCGAGCAAAACCATATACTTTATGAGTTTATGACTGTAAACATTGCTGATTATTCCGAATGGCGAAACAATTGGAGTAAAGCGCAAAGAAACCTATTAACGAAAGTAACAAGTTTATGAAATCAATCCCAATAGTTTTAAAGGAGTTTGTCGAAGAACAGTTTAACGCTGATTTGACGATTACCGCCGTGGAAACTATTTCGACTGGAGTTTATAAACTGACTTACGATTGCAAGCGCAACACACCTTATGTATGGCTTACGAGTAACCCCGTTTTTAGAGTTTTTCACGGTGCAGATACCTATTATTACACCATTACCGCTATTGGAGATTGTGATTTTACCGTGACAAGTTCGGGTACGGTTTATATTCCCGTTGTTGGTGACACGTTTAGACAGGTTCGCCCTACGTTTATCCACGGTACACAAAAGAAAGCTAAAGCGGAATTAGATCAGATAATTCAGAACGGTTTAACTTACCCTTTGATTTACTTACAAGAAATTCAAGGCGAAAAGTTCACCAATGATTTACTGAGTTCTATTATCTCAAAGCCTAATTGTCGGATTTGGTTTTTATTGCCTAATGATTTGAA